ATGATGGAAAAGGCGGGTGTTGACTGGGAAGTTGAAGAGGTTGAATCGTTTATTGAGTTCAACGGTGATCGTCTTCCTACTGGTCAGAAATCTCTTGTTCGTAAAACGGACGCTAAGATTTTGACTAATGTTGGTGAAAACTGGCATCCTGTTCAGAACCGAGAAGCATTTCAATTCTTCAATGAATTCGTCCTTGCGGGCGATATGGAGATGCACACTGCTGGTTCACTTCGTGACGGACAATATGTCTGGGCCTTGGCAAAAGTCAAAGAATCGTTTGATATCTTCGGCGGGGATCAGGTAGACTCTTACATGCTCTTCTCCAATCCTCATCAGTATGGTAAAGCGATTGATGTTCGCTTCACTCCGATCCGAGTAGTTTGCAATAACACTCTGACTTTCGCAATCAACTCTCAAGCGGATCGTGCTGTAAAAGTCGGTCACCGGACAGCGTTTGATGCTGATGCGGTGAAGGTCACGATGGGCCTTGCTCATGAGAAGTTCGCGAAATACAAAGAGATGGCAGAGTTTCTTGGTTCGCGTAAGTTCTCGGTTGATAACCTGCTTCAGTACTACAACGAAGTGTTTCCGTTGACTTCTGGAGAACAAAAAGAGGTCACGAAAGAAACTCTTTCACGCCCGGCAAAGCAAGCATTTGAGGTGCTTGAGACTCAACCGGGTGCAGAGTTCGCAGAAGGAACTTGGTGGCAAGCATTCAACAGTGTTACTTTCATGACCGATCACATCCAAGGTCGTAGTGCTGATAATCGTCTGTACAACCAGTGGTTTGGCACTAACCAAAACCGCAAGATCAAAGCAGCAGAAAAGGCAGTGGAGTACGCCATGGCAGCATAGTAGAAGATGCGTATGGGTTCCACGCAAAACGGGCCCATTACCAATTATATTGATGTGCCATAATAGGAGAAAACAAATGGCTATTGTAGAAGTATCTGCCGCAGAAATTGCTCAAATGAATATTGGAACCAGTCCTCGCAAAACCAAGTATCCTTGGTATACTACAGAAAAAGGAGAAGGTTTCTTCATTACGCTGACTAATGCGCCCTGTAAATATTATCGTCCCCCAGTACCCGCGCCGCTGAAGCGCCAAGGGCAGAAATGGCGCGGAGTAAAAACAACTCTTGCTGGAATCAAAGAACCAGGCATTTTGATGATTCGTTACGAATAAAATAATGGAACATGATATTCTTCTCTTTCACTTTGGGAGCGTTTGTTACGCTCCCTTTTTTTATAAATAGAGTAAACAACAACTTTATTTAAATGGGAAAAATATGCAGAAGTTTAGACAGTTTTTATTAGAGGTAAAAAGCGGTAATTATAATGATGAACACGCCCACGCGAATATTTGGAATCATATGGTGAAAAAAGGCATTTCTCATGACAGAGATGCCATGCATAAAGAATTTGAAAGATCAAAAAGTGATCCTAATCATACACTACACCCTTCAAAAAATGCTCATGGTTGGACTTCTGGTAAAGTAGGTTCTTTGGATTCTTACTATAAAGAACATGAAAAGGCAATTGATTCTATACATCACTTAGTTAAAAATCATTCAGAAGTTTCCGCAGCGGCTAAAGAACACGCTAAAATGTCTGTTGCTGGAGGTACTACTGGGAAAATGTCTTTCCTTAGTAGAGCGCATTATGGCACTTATTCCAAATCTTCTAGACAACAAAAAATTCTGGCGGCCTCCACAAGCAAAAGTGATTTGCTTATTCATCACGGCGACAAACCTATCGGGCTTTCTCTTAAAACGGGAACTTCTTCTGAACCAAAAAGCGTTTCAAGAGGTGAAGTGAAAGCTGCTACAACGACTTCAAGTGTTAGGTTGGGTAAAACAAGTAGTCGTGCTAAAAAGAATCGGTCGGGTATTCTGACATTAAGAAAAAGTGGGCATGTGTTAATGTCTGGAGGACCCGAAGAAACTATATCTTCTTATCATCATGCCACCAGATCCGCATTAAGCCATTTGTCTAGAGATGAATATAGAAAACACAGAAATTATATCATGCAACATGTCCGTAAAGCAGCGGATCATTTAGAAGCTATGAGAAATGAAAAGGTTGGAGATACTAAATCCCTAAAAGCAAGAGCCGCGCAAGCGCAGGCGCATATAGATCATATACATAAAAAATATCCAGAACTACAAAATCATCTAGAACACGAGGCAACATATGGTGCCGGAAAGTTTAGAAAAGATGATGTTGCAAAACCGAACATAGTGTTGACGACAAGAAAATGATTATATACAAATGGGACCGAAACTTTGTATATTACAGAAGAAACTCAACCAGAAGGTTGCCGTAGAGGTCGTACGGTTAAGAGAAAGAAGGTTGTCGCCGATTATGATTAGTTTCAAATCCTTTTTATCAGAACAAAAAAATACTCATATGACGCACCTTGATGATGCTATCATTTATGGTGGCGTCAGTGGTGCCAGACAAGCAATCAATGCGATTCAGTCGTTTCGGGATATGCTTCAAGGCCATCATTCCGGTTCCGTATCAGTAAAATGGGATGGAGCTCCTGCTATCTTTGCAGGAACTGATCCTTCTGATGGTAAGTTCTTTGTTGCTAAAAAGGGCATCTTTGCCAAGAATCCTAAAGTCTATAAAACACCTCAAGAGATTGATGCAGACACTTCAGGCGATCTTGCAGCAAAATTGAAACTTGCTTTACAACATCTACCTTCACTTGGCATCAAAGGTGTCATTCAGGGCGATTTCTTATTCGCCCAAAACGATCTAAAAAAGGACAAGATTGATGGAGAAGATTTTATCACTTTTCATCCCAACACCATTGTTTATGCCGTTCCAGCAAATACGACAATGGCAAAAGATATCGCGTCGGCGAAACTGGGGATTGTCTGGCACACAACATATAAAGGATCAACATTCGAGTCAATGAGAGCGTCATATGGCGTCAATGTGAACAAGTTTAGATCATCAAGTGCTGTATGGTCGCAAGATGCTTTCCTGAGAGACCTGACGAATGCTACCATGTCAGAATCCGAGACAAAGATGGTCAATGCTTATCTTTCTGTTGCTGGCAAGATATTCAACAAAATATCAGGATCGACATTACGAGAACTAGAAGCAAATCCTGAACTTCAGAGATTGATTGAACAATACAACAACACATTTGTTCGAGGTGGTCAAGTCATTCAAGACACCGCAAAGCATACGAACAATTTGATATTATGGATACAGAGAAAGTTTCATGATGAAATATCGCAACTGAAAACAGAAAAAGGCAAAACGCCTAGAAGAGAAAAACTGGCAAATATCATGACATTTTTCTCGCCCAGAAACAAGATTTCTATAAAACTGTTGTTCGATTTTCAAAAAGCAATCATAGATGCAAAATTAATTATTATAAATATACTTAATAGATTGTCGAAAGTCAAGACTTTCGTAAGAACAAATAGAGGATACAAGACTACTGGCCCTGAAGGTTATGTTGCGATAGACAAACTTTCTGGTTCAGCATTAAAAATTGTTGATAGAATGGAGTTTTCTAATTTGAATTTTTCGCCCGATATAATAAAAGGTTGGAACAAATGATATCAGAGTCTTTTGTTTATACTTGGATAAATGTGACTAATGGAAGAATGTACATTGGGTATCATAAAGGTAATCCTGATGATGGTTATATTTCGTCGAGTAAAAATGAAGATTTTTGGAATGATTTGGATTCAGGAAATTTAAAAAGACAAATTATCGCACAAGGAACAAAAGAAGATTGCTATAGTTTAGAAACTAAATTGATACAAACGATAGGATTAAAAAATCTGTATAATCAATGCATTTATCCAGTCTTTAACGATACACCAGAAATACGAAAGAAGATATCAGACACATTAAAGAGAAAGGGAAATTCGCCATATTCCGAAAAGACACACGCTCCTGAGACCATTAGGTTGAGAGAACAAAATAAAAAAGATGCCAATTTGAGATGGTATCACAATCCCGTCGATTTGGAATATAAAATGTTTCGTACTACCTATGAAAAGGTCCCTGACGGATGGGTACCCGGCAGAAAACCCAAAAAAGAGAAGATATCACATGTAATTAATCATGTTCGTAATGTAAAAACTTGGCGACTGTACATAGATGGTAATTTATTATTTTTTGGCCAAAACTTGAAAAAATATTTGGCGGAGAATGGTTATTCGACTTTGTATCCGAACTTAACAAAAACCGCAAAGACGAAAGACTGTTATTATAGTCGAAAATACGAAAAAACTTTCCAGTTAGAATTAAAATAAATCAAATGGGGTACAAATAAAAATGAACAATAAACAAAAAATTGCCGAGGCTAAAGCAAGAGTAAGTCAACTTACCGAAAATCGAATCAACATTTATGATCTTCGTTTGAATGAGACTCTGGGATTGACTGAGAAGAAAAAGAAACTGGATCCAGTTGACGCAAAAGAGTTAGAAGGTGACTGGGAAGATCGCCTAGACGCTGATATTGACAATGATGGTGACGAAGATGAATCGGATAAATATCTGCACAATCGTCGTAAAACAATCAAGAAAGCGATGAAGAAAGAGGAAAAAGAATGTGATTGTGATATGGAAGATGATGACGAACATGACGAAGATTGTCCTATGTATAAAATGAAGAAAGAATCAGTCAAACTTGACGAATCAATGATAAAAGATTGGAAGCCCGGAAAAGGAAATCCGTGGAAGTATCACAAAACTCCAAAAACACGCAAAGAAGCGCAATCCAATCTGAATCATATACATTACGAAGGTATGCTTTCCGATAAAGAAATTGAAGAAAAAGGGCATTTGGTTCCCCACTATAGAACTTTCATTAAATCTATGACGACGGACGCACGCCGCACTTTAAAAAATATGAAAGAATCAATTGATGAAGCAACCATCGACTACAAAGTAAATGTTGAAGGTCTTCCACCTATGTTTATTGACGCAAAGAACCCAGGCGAAGTGAAGATGAAACTCCGTAAACTGCTTCGTAGACCAGATTCGATTGGTGATGTTACAAGAATCACTAAGGCGGACCTGAAGAAATATTTCCGCATCAAAGGTATGGGTAAAGATCCCGAAGAAGTGGCTGAAGATTTTGGCCAGGCAGGAATCGGAAAGAATTATACATTGAAAAAGCGATTCTCAACTAGAGAGATAAAAGAGAATCGTTATCATATGTCCGATGAAGCAAGAGAATTGCATATACACGCAGATAACACTACGCATCTATATAAAAATTCTCATGTGCCCGTTGCAAAGAATTTAGAAAAGAAATTCAAAAAAGGTACTTATGACCACGAGAAAGCAAAAACGCTATGGAAATATCATGCTGACCGCGCCGCGGACAGTTATGCTAAAGAACATGGCCAGCGCGGTGCAAAGGGCCATCAAATGTTTT